AAGCATATGCTTAGCACTTGCTGAGCTTGTGCTTCAGTAAAGTGGTGATTGTTGAATTGGAAGATTAAGAGATCAATATATGCACCCTTCATTTCGAATGACATACCCATCGTGCCGCCAAGATAATCGTTTGGATAAAACAAGAAGGCAGGGTCCTTAGCCATTATCCTTTTTCTCCTCCCGCCCCAACACAGTACATCCACATACCGGACACACCAATTTGCAGTATCCCTCTACCGGCCATTCATGGCGTTCCATTTTGACAAGTTCATCATTCTCGGCGCATTTGGGGCAGTAATCTATCCTTGTCTCATCCATATCACTGACACCTGTAAAATTGAGGCTCCCAGCCAATAAATAGCCAATTTCCAGTCCCTTTCAAATATCGCAATAATCATAATGAGCAGGTAAACAATGAGCAGACACTTCACGAGCCATAAAGCCATTAAGCCACCTCTTTCATAGTGATAGTACCCCCTGTTTTAATTCCCTTTCAAGCCAGCCATTAGCTTCATTAAAAAATGGTTTTTTAATCTCAAAGCCGTATCCACTTCTACCGCAACGCAGAGCCGCCACGATCGAGGATCCGCTCCCGGCTACGGGGTCAATTACCACCTCGCCCGGATCTGTAAAAATATTAATCAACGTCTGCAATGTCTTGATGGGTTTCTGTGTCGGGTGTATTTTTGGGCTTTTCGTGTCCTTTTCTACCTCAAAACAGTTGAAAACCATCTTCCCGTTATTGTTGAATTTAGGGAGCTTGTCCCGGTAGAGAACTAACCCATATTCACAGTTGCCGACTATCCGCATATTGGCCTTAAGCACCTGGGCGGAGAAATTCTTTCTAAAAATGAGATTGATGTAGCGATTAAGGCCATACTTTTTCGCCTTCTCGATCAACTCAAATTGCTGTTCAAACTCACAGAAGACCACCATTGCGGGAGCCCTGCCGGGTTCCTTCGGCTCTTTAACAAGCATCGTTGAGCAGAAATGTAAAAACTCGGTAAGCCGGAAATCCTTGTCAGTGTCAAAAAACTCAGTACCCGCGAGCTTGCTTGCCCCGTTCGCATTATTGCCGTCTATGTACCATGCAGGGTTTGACCCATAGGCATTTTTGCCGACGTTAAACGGTATGTCGGCAATGACCAGTTGAGCCTTTGGGATTGCGTAAGCCTTATAGTTTTGAAAGTGGTTATTGATGATTTTATGCTGCAACCTTATGCCGGGTAATTTTCCGGGTAGGCTCTGCTCCCTACCCGGATTAGAAGGGGTGTTATGAAGAAGCGTGGAGGATTGCATTGTCATTTCTTTCTTGACAGTTCGGGATAAGCGCGGAGAAATAATTTTCTCATACTCGGATTGATATACTGTATAGGCTTTGTCCCTTCCCGCTGAGCTAATGCCATAGCCAATGAAACATTTTGTGTATATCGTTTATGCTTTGCATTTTCATCGCTGATTAACTGGCTTATCATGCTTTCCGATACCTTGAATTGTTTTGCGATCTCTTTTTGTGTCATGCTATTTTACTATTTACACTATCGGTGAACAGCTTGTCAAGAGTTTTCTCATAATAAAAGTTTACATAATAAAATAGTTTAAAAAATATTAAAATATTGCTTGACAACATTTCACGGATTGTGTATTAATCTACCATGCTACAGAATTTAATATGTCAGGGCGCAGCGGACGGTAAATACGCATCCCACCAAAAACATCATAACACCCCACTATCACCAACAGGCAGAAGCCCACTATTGCGTAGATTGCGTCCGCTCTGCCTCAATATGGGGGTATCATGCAGCAATTAGCCCTCGACTTCACCCACCGCGAAGAAAACAATCACGACTCCCGGCGCCACCTCGAAGAAAACCGCGAAAGGTTTTCCGCTCAGTGCAAGCAGGTCTATGATCTGTTGCGTTCGGGTGTCCGTCTGACCGTGCTATCGGCGATCACCGAATACGGCATATCCTCCCTGCCAAGAAGGATATTGGATCTCAAACAGGCAGGGATTGAGATAAGGGATTGCTGGATAGATAGAAAATATAAGGAGTGGTTTATATGAAAAAAAAGGGCGACTTCCACCACCACCGCCTCTGTGAATACTGCCTGAAATTAATCCCGCTTGAACTGTTGAGGAATATCGGAAATGGCAAGTATATCTGCGAGGCGCACGAGGTCATAATTTATTATGCGAAAAGAAAAGGAGGGAAAGGATGAAAGAAATAATCATTAAGACGCAAGAGGAATTGGATAAACTGCCCGATGGCTACGACGAATATACCGAGATACATATTCATTCATCGGCGGATGTATGGCTGACAATTACCAAGACACCTGAAAATTCAAAAATTGTACTCAGGGGATCGAGCCATGCTGTACTCAGGGAATCGAGCCATGCTGAACTCTGGGGATCGAGCCATGCTGTACTCTGGGGATCGAGCCATGCTGTACTCTGGGAATCGAGCCATGCTGTACTCAGGGAATCGAGCCATGCTGTACTCAGGGAATCGAGCCATGCTGTACTCAGGGAATCGAGCCATGCTGTACTCTGGGGATCGAGCCACGCTGAACTCAGGGGATCGAGCCATGCTGAACTCTGGGGATCGAGCCATGCTGTACTCTGGGAATCGAGCCATGCTGTACTCTGGGGATCGAGCCATGCTGAACTCAGGGAATCGAGCCATGCTGTACTCTGGGGATCGAGCCACGCTGAACTCTGGGGATCGAGCCATGCTGTACTCTGGGGATCGAGCCACGCTGAACTCTGGGGATCGAGCCATGCTGAACTCTGGGGATCGAGCCATGCTGTACTCAGGGGATCGAGCCACGCTGAACTCTGGGAATCGAGCCACGCTGAACTCTGGGGATCGAGCCACGCTGAACTCAGGGGATCGAGCCACGCTGTACTCTGGGAATCGAGCCACGCTGTACTCTCTCAAAACGCGTCTGCAAAAATACAAGACAGAACTGTCGTAATTGAAAAATTACAGCACTATGCAACCGCTATCTGCATTGAGCAGAAATGTACCATCAAGCAGAAGGATAAAACCGCAACGGTAATTGTTTGCCCTCGTGTCCTTCACGACATTAAATCTTTCACCGAAATTTACAAAGAGAATGTAACGGGCAAAACAATGACCCTCTATAAGTCTGTCCAGCCCGACAATACCGATTTTTACAGTGGCAAGATCAAATATGAAGGTGTGGTCGAAGCCCCCGACTGGAACCCTGATCCAGCAACCCAATGTGGCGGCGGTCTGCATCTATCGCCCACACCTGAACTCACACAAAGATACAATGTAGGCAAGATACTCAAGTGTAAGGTCGCCATTAAAGACATAGCGGTCTACGGACACGATATTACCAAGGTGCGTTGCCGCAATGTGGAGGTATTGGAGGAAGTAAAATGAAAAACGCCATCTATACCCTGTTAATCGGCTTAATGTTCCTTGCCAGTGTCTATGTTTTCCTTGTCCAGTATGCCGAGCAAGCGAACGATTACACCCTTGTGCATGAAAGAATGGCACAGGCGAGATGGATTATGCAGGAGGTTAATAATGGACGCAAATAAACTCATATGGAACGCAGTTGACAACATGACAAAGCCCGTCAGCAATGGATGGACGGAGAAACTTGACAGGCTGGGAAAGCAGGTTGACCGCCTTATCCGTGCCTGTGCAACATGGGAGGACAAGGAACGGCTTGCAAGGGAGGCGCTGGCGATAGCGTGTCAGGAATTTGAATACAAACTCAAGAATGGTTGTGATGGAGCTTGTGTAATTTGCTATTTCACAGAGCCGGTAAGGGATTGTGACAACGATTGCCCCGTCTGCCTCGCTGAATACTTTCTTGGCAGGGCGAAGGTGGATAGGGAGGCGGTGGAGAATAACCGTGTAGTCAGGGAGGAGCAGGAGGGCAGGAAGGCTATGGATGGGGAAGATCAGAGAAGGGAAATGAAAGGAGGAATGAATGGATAATGCAGAAGTGGTAAATGTCATAGCAGCAGATGTACCGGCGATAGCAGACGATCAGCTTCTTGCCATAGCAGATCAGGCAGAGAAGCGCATTGATGCTGTCAAGAAGATCAAGTCGATTGTTCTGAGGCTCACAAACGCCCATGACTGGGTAGACCAAAACGGCAAGCCATACCTTCAGGCGTCCGGCGGTGAGAAGGTTGCAAGGGTATTTGGTATCTCGTGGCGTATAGACGAACCCGTGTACGACTCCCTTGACGGAGGTCATTTCGCATATTCCTACAAGGGATATTTCACGCTTGGCGGGACAACCATTGAGGCCATAGGGACGAGATCAAGCAAAGACGGCTTCTTTAAAAAGTACGGTCCCAAAGACGAGAACGGCAAAAAGGCCGAACTACCGCCCTCAGAGATCGACAAGGGAGATGTCAAAAAGGCCGCCTATACGAACCTGATAGGCAATGGCATTACCCGCTTGCTCGGTATCCGCAACCTTACCTATGATGAGTTGAGAGAGGGCAAGATCGATGTGGACAAGATCACAAAGGTTGATTATGGGACATCAAAGACGGAGAGGACCGGCAAGATCACCGATGCACAACGCAAAAGATTTTATGCGATAGCCAAAGGTTCCGGCTACTCAGACGATGAGATCAAGGCATACATGAAGGAAACGCTTGGCATTGAAACATCAAACGACATTCAGGCGAGCCGGTATGACGAAGCCTGTAAGTGGGCTGGTACTAAAAGAGAACGGAAGCCGGGAGAGGATGAATGATAGTAGAGAAGATACTCGAAGCGAAGGCGGCAGGCATCAAACAGTATCCGGTCCATAGCAACAGGGCATCGAACCTGGGGCATCCCTGCACGCGGTATCTTGTCTTTGAACGTACCCGCTGGCAGGAAAAAACCTTGCATGATGCCCGTGTGCAGATGATATTCGATATTGGCAATGACTTTGAAGATCGAATTATGCGGGACCTGAAGGAGGCAGGTTTCACGGTCATTGAACAACAGAGATCGTTCTTTTGGAAGGAATACAATATCAGCGGACACGTGGATGCAAAGATACTCGTAGGGGAGGACGTATACCCTGTCGAATGTAAATCCATGTCGCCCTTCGCTTTCGATAAGACAAGCACGGTTGAGGATATGCTCAATAGCAAATACGCGTATATGAGGCAATACCCCGGGCAGCTTACCCTTTACCTTCTCATGGACAATAAGGAAAGAGGAATATTCCTGTTGAAGAATAAGTCTACCGGAGCCATGAAAGAGATCCTCGTTGAACTTGATTATGAACTTGGGGAGGGATTGCTCAAGAAGGCTGAGGCTATTAATGCTCATGTTGATGCTGACACGATCCCGGACCCTATCGAATGGGAGGATCATATATGCTCAGAATGTGCGTATCTCCATATCTGCACACCCGACAGGATAGGCAGGGAGATCATTCAGATTGACGATGTTGAGTTACAAGGCATGATTGATAGGTGGTATGCCCTGAAGCCTTCAGCGAAAGAACATGATGAACTGGACAAGCAGATCAAGGATGCCGTGAGAGAGAAAGACAAACTGCTGATCGGTAATTATCTCATTACGGGCAAGTTTCAGAAAAGAGGGGATAAGGAATTTTGGGTAACAAAGATAGCGAAAGTTTAATAATTGCCTATCCCGTCCTCAGGGGCGATATAGGGACGCTGATATATGTTACTGACCTATCAGATAATAGGGAAAGGAGGATTTCAACGAATGGCTTGGGG